TCGCTCCTTTAAGCCGGGAGACCTTACAGTCTCGACTATCATCTCGAGATATGAAATTTCCTCCATCTTCTGTGTCAGTTCGGCCGATGTCTGGTTCTGCTCGGACCTGGCTTCCGTGTATTTTGATTTAAAATTGCCAAGGGTCTCCTCAAAGTCTTTCCACTCTTGATCGAGTTCACAGGGGACCACCGAGATAGACACCTTTGTCGGCTGCAACGCGCTCTCGAGAAGGCTCCGGGCGTCTATGAATGCGTAATTCATACTATGTCCTGCCGACACTAAAAGTCTCCCTTTTAACCGCACGAATAAAATATTATCTATCAGTAAAGATGCTTGCCGACATTTTGATGCTCACGTTGGGCATGGCCCTTATGTTCTTCGGCCTCCAGGCTTTCCTGGACAAGGATCGCCGGGGCGTCGCCACCGAGGTGATCAAGGCGACCTTCATGATGATCGCTGGTATCTTCCTGACCTGGTTCTGGTACATCAGCGTCCGCGCCTCCAAGGCCAACAACTACGCGATGCGTCTGTAAGAACTTCAGGAGGATATTCGGTGACAGGGTGGTGTTCCCCAATCAATTTTAGAACACAATTGAGATCCTTGAGCGTCAGGTCGCGGGCGAGAAGGATGACCGTCTGATGCGCCGTGTCGATGAGCATCTGCTCACGGGCCCTGTCGAGAATGTCATCGATGCTGGGTCCTTGTCCGGCCATATTATTTTAGTGCACTATAATAAATGGTTGCTTCTACCGCTGAACTTATCTTCATGGCCCTTTTCCTCCTGGTCCTGTCGGGCCTGGGGGTCGCCAACTTCGTAGAGTCAACCAACAGCCAGGCCAAGACGGGCCAGCAGTTCTTCGGACTCATGTATATTCTCATGGCCGTACTGCTAATTCTATATAAGATCCAGAACCCTTAGAAAATCGAATCGCTGAAAGGTGCGGGGAAGCCCGGACTTTTCACCAATTTTGATCCTAAATTGAATTTTGCCATCATCAAGGGGGTGTGGTGGTAGGCTTCTTGCGGTTAATCTTTTTGTGTTCCCCACAGTTTGGAACCTCTGGGAACTCGGCGTCACATTGGGCGATCTTCTTGGCCCAGGCGATAAACGTCTTGGGATCGAAAGTACCTTTCATATAATTGCAATTCTTACAGCACGGCCGACAGTTCTCCGTGGTGTAGCTTTTGTCTGAATCCAACCGGTCTATACCGTTTACACGGACTTCGAGGTCGATGTGATTGCAATATATGCACGGGCTGACCAACATCGCCTTCGCCTCGTCATCCGTCAAGTTCCACTGGATGCCACGAGTTTCCGCCGCTCGCTTGAGGGCATCAAGGCGAGAGTTGACGCTCGTTCTATACCACCGAGCCAAGTGTTCGGCATTTTCGACCCGCCATTGTTTAGAGATTTCATTATTATGTCGTCGAAATTCGTCAGGACGTTCTTCAAGTTGCTTCGCACGCCATTCAATATCGTATCGTTTTTCACTCTGAAGTTTGTTGCGAGCTTCCCGCCTTTCTGTTTTCTGGTCGTACTTTTTTGCTTTCGTTCGACACTTGAGACACGTCGCCACTTCTTTGTTGTTTTTATCCAAAAATTGATCCAACGGCTGGGGTGCGCGAGTGCATGAGCACTTTTTGAGCTGAGGGGTCTCCATCTTACTATAGTAGTAAGATATTCTTTAAACGGTCCCAAGAACCTAGAACGTTCTTGGGGCCGAAGCCCGTATTTTTGGGTTTTTGATATTTTACACGTCTTACCACACGAAAATATATATGGTAAGATCAGTTGGAGAAAGCTAGGCCGCCCATCCCTGATTGTATGCGCAGGATGTTGTAGTTCACGGCGAACATGCGCTGCAGAGGCGTGGTCGCGCAGCCCTTGATGTTGATGGCGACCTGGGCGTTATCAATACGCGAGAAGTTGCAGGTGCCGGTCGGCTGGTGCTCCTCCGGCTGCAGGGCGAAGGAGTAGGCGTAGATGCCCGGGTAGGGCACGCCGGTGTGGTACACGTACGGCTGGTACTGGTTGAAGTACTTGCCGGCCTGCTCCTTGAAGCGGTCCTGGCCGTTGAGCACCAGCTTGAAGTTCTGCAGGGGGCCAACCTCCACCTGGGAGGCGGCAGCCACGTTGGAGGAGCCCTCCTCGACCCAGAAGATGCCAGCGGTCGCGTTGGAGGTCAGCTGAGAGCCGGCAGTCGCGAAGATGTTGGACGACAGACGGGGGCAGCCCACGGTGTGGGGCAGGGCACCGGTGGCCAGGACCGGCGTGGGCGCGCAAGTCACGTTCACGTTCGACGCCGAGCTGGAGAAGTTCCACATGCTGTTGTAGGCGGTCGACACGGTGTTCTGGTAGCACCAGATCAGCTCCTTCACCGGGTGGTTGAAGGACAGACGGATGGTCTGTGAGATGGGCGAACCGGTCGTGCTGGGGGCGGACGCCAGGGTGATGGAGTCACCGCCGGTGTGCTGCACCTGCTCGATCAGGTACTCGTGGCCCTTCTGGGCGAAGCGGCGACGCTCCTCAGTGTCCAGGTACACGTAGTTGGCCCACACCTCGAACACGGGGCTGCTGGCGCCGAAGTAGCTGGAGAAGTAGGCAGTCAGGTCGAAGTCCATGCGCACCTCGTGGTACTGCAGGGCAATCAGGGGCAGGTACAGGCCCGGGTTGCGGTTGAAGAAGAACAGCAGGGGCAGGTACACGCTGTTGGTGTTGGTGCTGTCGGCCAGAGGCACGGCGCTGGAGGCCATCTTGCCGTAGTTGATCTTGTCGGACTCGCCGAGGAACAGCTCGGCGTACAGACGCCACCAGGACTGGTAGTGCTTGTCGATGCGCTGGCCACCGATCGTCAGCTCAATGGACGCCACGGAGCGCTCGGCCACCCAGTTCATGTCGAAGTTGGCGTTGGTCGAGGTCAGGTTCGCCGAGGAGGCGAGCGGCTGCAGACGGATGTACATGTCGCCGACCAGATCGCCGTTGCGGGCAATGGTCACGGACACACGGCCGCTGTTGGAGGGCGTGCCGTTCACGGTCTGCTGGATGTTCTCCATCGCAAAGTTCGTGTGGCGCTTGTACACCGCCTGGAAGAAGGTCACCTTGGGCTGACCGGTCAGATAAACGTCCTGCGCGCCGTACGCAACCAATTGCATCAATCCCCCGGCCATGTTCGCTTTGTACTATCCCCCAAGAAAAAAATTTAGACAGCTTTCCATTTAAACCCGCCTGATGACCGAGACGTGCCCTTGCAACACTTGCTTATATGACCGGTTCCAGCTCCCGTCTTTTCACCCGCGGCGCGGATGGTATCGAACTCTTCTATCAGAGTCTCGCCATCAAATGACCATTGCTGGATCTTCGTGAACTGTAGAATGGTCTTGGTCTCATGGGTATCTGGATTCACAAACTTCCAATGAAACCCCCCGGCTGTTTTCCGTCCCTCTTTCTCACTGCATACACGTCCGATGTTCACGGACAAGGCTCCGTTGCCCTCTGAAGCCTCCTCGACCGACTCGAACGTCCTGAGGAGTTGGGTCCCATCCTTGGACCACTGCTGGACCGGCTTGCGGTTCGCCTCTTTCAAAAGTTCCTTGGCCTCATCCGTGTGATGTTTCCCAAACATGTGGTGGCGCTCGCCTGAGTGGGCGACGCTCATTAAGACCTTGGTGTCCTCATGAAGCACTTTGTTCTTGTTCCCACCGGTCTCATTATTGTACCCGTTCGGGGCTAGGGTCCCACGCTGCGCAATCTCATGGATCTCGAGGTCGTCCAGGCGCTCTTGCCAATTGCCTTCTCTGGGAAAGGAATGAAGAATTTCAATCTGAAATTGGTCCCATCCATAAAGCCGAATGGCGTTGTAGAGGTGGCGTCTTCGACCGTTTGTCGCTTCTGATATGTGACCGTTCAGGCGGATTTGAAAATCATCCTGAACCGTCTGGCCTATATATTCACGGAATGGTTCTAGTTTACACTTTATGGAATACACAAATGGCATCAACCTAATGTTAGAACGATGGTTTTCTTTAGTTCGCGAACGCGACGCCACCGAGGCCCGACTGGATACGAAGGATATTGTAGTTGACCGCGAACATCCGCTGCTGGAGGGTAGTATACGGAACGCCCGTCTTGAGGTTCACTGCAATCTGCGCCATGTCGATACGGCTAAAGTTGCATGCACCGCTGGGCTGGAGATCCTCGGGCTTGATGGCGAACGAGTACAGGTAGATGCCCGGGTAGGGAGATCCCGTGTGGTACTGGTACGGCTGATACTGGTTAAAGTACTTGCCACTCTGGGCCACGAACCGATCCGTGCCGTTGAGGATGATCTTGGCCTGGTGCAGAGGGCCAACCTCCTGCCCGTAGACGACGTTGGACGAGGCTCCGTACTGGGGCACTCCACCCTCGGTCCAGAAGACGTTGCCGGACAGCACGTTTGACTGGAGGTTGATGGAGGTTCCGACAGCGACAATGCTGGCGGCGGCCGAGAACGTCTGGGCCACATACAGGTTCGACGAGAGGAGCGGTGGCGTGTAGAGCACAGGGGCTCCGGTCCAGTTGGCCGGGGTGAAAGCGCCGGCCTGGGCAATCTTGTTGAGATCGACCGTCACATTCACGTTCGCCACGTTGGACGAAAAGTTCCAGAGGGCATTCGGGTTCGTGCCGATAGACGAGTTCTGGTAGCACCAGATGAGCTCCTTGACGGGGTGGTTGTACTGCATGCGGATGACGCTCGGGGTGTTCTCGCTGGTTGAGCCCACCGGGTCCGGGTTGATGTGCTGGACCTGCTCGATGAGGTACTCATGGGGAGTCTTGGCAAACTTCTCACGCTCGACGGTGTCCAGGTAGACGTAATTGGCCCAGACGGCGAAGGGGTTCGTGCTGAAGTAATTGGCGTACTGAGCGCTCAGGGTGAAATCGATGCGGACCTCGTGGTACTGAAGGGCAATCAGGGGCAGGTACAACCCCGGGTTGCGGTTGAAGAAGAAGATGAGGGGCAGGTAGGCGTAGGCGATGGAGGTACCGGCGTTGTTGGGCGTGGCGATCGAGGCCATCTTGCCGTAGTTCATCTTCTTGGTCTCTTCGAGGAAGACCTCGGCGTACAGGCGGAACCACAGTTGGTAGTGCTTGTCGATCGACTGGCCACCGATGAAGAGCTCGACCGAGCTGAAGGCGCGCTCCGCCACCCAGCACATGTCGTTGCCGACATTGTTCGAC